ATCGAAGCTATGGCGACGATATCAGATTTACATGAAATATATGCCTTTCAGTTCGGTTTTGCAAGACTTACATCTAAATTTGTCGCCTTTTGTTGTGAACGTGATCGCGTTACCGATATGAGAGCGTCGCTATCAAGCTTCACAAAACTGCTGCGCAGCGCCAGCCAATGAGGGAGGTAGGTTTCTGTCCATGTGGACTTTGCTACACCAACCAGCTCCGCCAGCGACTGGTATTCATACGTCTCCCGCCCTGCCAGCTCGGCTTTGACATCCTGCGCGGCCAGCCAGATAAGTTGACGAAGGCGATCGACAGTCTTCTTCGCAATGCGTACGCCGGCCAGCTTCTTGCTGAATTGCTCCCATGCCCACCGGGTGATCGTCTCCTGGTGCTCCCAGCGGATATTGTCGCTGTAATTCCACAGCAGCCACGCTTTCTGATGCTCTTCCAGCGACAGCAGAGCCCGGCGCCAGCTGGCCGTCGAATACTCAACAGGCAGAACGAGAGCGATCGATGAACCCTTAGCGCGTGACTGGCTGCCACTCATCGGCGGGCCATCCGGGTTAACCATTTTTTGCTTTGCCTCGCTATAAACTTTCTTCCGGCCACGGCTGCGCGCCGTAGCGGTAAATTGCGCGTTCTCTGCAAAGGCCACCAGTTGCCCTTTCGTCGCACCGCTCAGATCGGCGGTGGCCACTATCAGCTGCTGGCGAACATACTGGAGGTATTGGGTGTTCATTTGGCAGCCTCTTGGTCGTGAAATGAAGGAATATAGAAATTTGCATATAACTGTCTGGCATACTCAGTCCTGGCTTTCGCCGCTTCTTGTGCAGTAGCAAAAAGACCAACGTAATGTGTTCTCCCGTTGGCCACTATGCTCGCCTGCCATTTCTTCCCTAACTCATTCCAGTACACCCCGGTAAATCCAGACTTATTTTTGCTTTTAGCTGCTCTATTTGCCGAGTTTTGAGAAAATGTAACGGCTCTTAAATTTTCAATGGCATTATTCGAACGATTCCTGTCAATGTGATCTATAACCTCAGGCTCATCCCCGTACACATATAGCCAGGCAAGCCTGTGGGCCTTTCTGTTCTTTCCATAGATACGAATAACTCTGTATCCCTGACCATCAATGCATCCTGCAATATCGCCAGGGTGCGCACTAGATGAGGCCTTTATTTTCCATCTAAAAATGCCGGTCTGCGGGTCGTATTCAAGGAGAGTCCTTAACAGCTCTTGGGTTATTGATTTTTCTGATTTACTCATAACTCCCCCTTGAGAGACTTGCGATGAAATTGCGCAAAATTAAATAGTCAACCAGCACGGTTCCGCGGCTACGCAAGAGGCGGAGCTTTTTCCAGCGGTCTCGGATGCGTTCGATAATGTCGTGGTTCATGCGGCCTCCCGCTGTTTCAGTGCTTTGAGCTTGGCGCGGTACTCATCGCGGATACGAATAAAGTCTTCCCGGCGGTAGTTGGTCATTTCGTGGGGTCCGTTAAGCCAGTCGACATACTCCTGTCCGTAACGAGCGACCAGGCCAGCTTCGTATTGCTGAGCAACCGTCAACTCTTTGGCGGTGTACTTACCGGCCCCGGCATTGCACGATTTGCACTGCTTATGAGCGTTGCGCTCTTCAAAACGCAACTCAGGGTAAGCGCCGACCGTTTTGAAGTGGCCGCAGTCCCACTGGCCGCCATGCAGATCAGGCGGGTTGGTCTCGCCGCAACTGATGCATGGCAAAGCAGCATCACGAGCGCGGATGTAGGCGTTGAATGCCTTCTGAGCCTGGGCTTTGTAGTAACCGTTAGGTCTGAGCTCAGCCAATCTTGCTTTACGGCGCTGGCGCCCCTCTTTCTCGGATTCGCGCTGGCGCTTAACCGCTCTGGCCTTCGCCGCTTCCCGGGCTTTTGCTGTCTGTTTTTTGCCGATCGCGCTAGCGCATTCAAAACTGCATACCACCTGCCCTTCCCGGGCAGGATGGAACCATTCGCGGCAGTGGGCGCATTTACGACGTGCTGGTTTACGCATGTGGCCTCCGTGCTCTCAGGCGTAGCCACTTCTTATCGACCAGGCGGGCGGTATAGTCTTTCAGGGTCGGGATGTCGGAAGGCTTATCTTCGACCTTGCGCTTGCGGCGCGCAGGCACGCGGAAGATGCCGCGCTCAATTACTTTGGCGAGAAGGCTGCTCATCAGGCCTCCTGCTTTTGCTGCAGTTGCTGATATTCGCAACCGTGTGGAATGGTGAGAGCCAGACCAAACTGAGCGCACCAGGCCTCTACTTTGGTCAGGAAGATGTGCATTTCGCCGGTATCAAGATCGGAGGTATGCCGGGGTTCCCAGGTTGTGGTTTTCTCACCGGTGATGAAGTCGGTGTATGTCACCTCTTCGCAGCCGAGATAGGTCTTTTTTAGGTTCCGCTTAACCCACTCGGGAGTTGCGTCGGTACGTCCTGAGTTAATCAGGTATTCGCTGATTTCCGCGTACCACATGTGACTGAGTGCGTTCTGGCTCAGGCTGCGTTTTTCACGCCACTCTTTGACCTGCAGGCGAAGACATTTCCCGTCAGAGAGCTGCTCCTGAAGAATCTTGCCTATAGCGCTGAAGTTGCCGTTGTGCAGCTTGATGCCGCATTGAGGGATGTTCACGCTTCACCTCCGCAGAGGCTAAACGCTGAATGCAGAAAATCGCCGGAGGCTTTCGCCATCGGTGACAGGGATTGCTGTAAGGTTTTGTGCGCCATGTGTCCCCACTTGGCGCCGGGGTAAAGTTGTCAGTTGTCCAGACTGACTAAGTAATTATCGCCCTTCCCGGGGATAAAAGCAAAATGAGCATATACGATAAAACCCCTCAGGAGAGGGGTTTGATTTCAACTGGAGGCTTTGCGTTCTGCGGGGGATTTAGGCATCGCCAACTTCCTCAAGAATCTTTGAAGCATCGATTTTACTAAGGCGATTAACCATGGCTTCCATCTCCCTGCGCATGATTTTTTGAAGCACCCTATCTCTTCTGAAATGGCAAGGTTGTGGCCTGTGCTTACGCTTTTCACGAAACGGAAGAGATGATGATTGCCAGTATCGCTTTCTGAGCGCCCCAGACTGCACCATGTCAGACCTGACGATTTCGCCTACCGTACTAGCCCTCGGCATCACCTCACCTCCTGCGGCCCAGCCGGCAGCGGCATCCAGTGGGTTATATTCTTGGCAATGAATTGGTTTGCCTGCCAAGCACCAAATATGAATGCGTAGGTAGTTACGTAACGATTATCCCAGCAAAGATATGCCCCATCATTTTCCGGCATCCGCTCGCTTACCGAAATCCATTTACCCGGTACGGTGGCAGGGTCACTGCCGGGAGACTGCGGGGCGGCTGCTAATGTGGAGTCGATGATATGCTGGCGCATCCAGTTAGCCCCACGCGCAAACACGTCTACTGGGTCTCCATAGTAATATCCTATTTCATATGCCTGCTCTGCTGTCATCTCGTCAGGAATTACCAACACTGGCTGCGCGTGGCGATAGAGCGGAATAACCTTGAAACCACTCAACCACAAATCTCTTGCGCGCCCATCGTGACTGGTGACATGCCACATATCGAGATGATGCCATGCCCACAACACTGGCTCGCTGTCCATTGCGGCCTTGCGGCGTTCCTGTAGCTCTTCCAGAGCAATCGTCAGCGCGTAATAAAACGAGTGGTCAACTCGATTGTCGGCGAGTTCTGCGTTATCGCGCGCCAGTTTGACACTGTTCAAAAGCTGGATGACGCTGTTTTCTGCTAACTGGTTATTTGTCATTGGTTGGCTCCCCTTCCAAGTTCTGCGCAAATAAATCCTGCTATAGTCGCGCCGCAGTGCCCGGCAATAAGCGCCCAAACAGGCACGTCAATCTTTGCCGCTACCATGCTTATCGGCGTAGCTCCCAAGCCGATGAATGCAATAGTGAGATAAATTTTCCAACGTTCTGCCATCACTCAGCCTCCATCTTGATGCCAGCGGCGGTGAGGCGTTTCTCAACCTCATCCAGGCAGCAATTCCAGGCATTCCCTGCAAACGGAACGTTTGAACTATCAACCCTTGGAGGGAGCTTCACTGTGCGGGACTCCAGCTCGGCGATGCGCTGGCGCAGTGCTTCAATCTCCATCTCTGCAGCATCGGCATAATGGACGTTTTCATGCTCCAGCGGCGGCAGATCTGGAGTGTTCACGCCAAACAGCGCCGCCAGTGCTCGATAGTTCTGCTCGCTGTGATAGCGACCTTTGCAGCGAACAAGCTTTTCGGCTGCTGCGCGGATGGCCTCAAGCTCATCAATTTTCACGTCGCTTTCGCAAGCCTGCTCATGTACCCGGGACGCCACCCGATGCCAACGGCGCTCGGCTGCCTGCGCCTTCTCCAGCTTTTCACTGGTCGACTCAGCTGTTTTTCTCCACGTTGCGCAAATACGTTTCTCTGATTCCAGTGCCTCTACCAGCTCAACGTTTCGTTTTCCTTTGGCCTCAACCTGTCGATACAGCTCATCCCAACTTTTTGAGTTGTCGCGCACCAGACTTGTCACGCGCTCTTCACGTGACTTGTAATACTCCAGCGCCTCTACCAGCGCGAGAACGTTGGCAGGGTTAGCGGCCTGGACGAACTCGCAGTTCTCCGCTGCATCTGGACCTACGAAGTGCGCGATGATGAATCCGCCGTTGGCCTGGTCATTTGCGCTACAACACGCTTCCCAGCCGTCGCCAGATTCTTTAACCCAGTCGCCGTTACTCGCTTTCTCTGCCGCCGCTTTCAGGCTCTGCGCCAGTTCGGTGATATCAGTCATGCTGCATCCTCACATTCGTGACTTTTCGGATCGTCGGCTTTGTAATAACCGCCGCACAAATTGCAGCGGACTTCTGCCACATCGTCATAATTAGTAGTCCCGGTAATCATTTGTCGGCCCCCTCGCGCAGTTGCTTGGCGAAGTCGTCAGCAGCAAGTGCAATCCCTTTTGCTAAAGCGTCAAAAAACTGGTCATCACCAGGAATTCGAAGTTTTGCCGCAAACTCCTCCACCCCGTCAGCCTTAATCCCGGCTACGATGCGATCGGTGGCGGGGGTGGCAGGCGCATGCATAATTGCGACAAGCATTGCATCATGCATGCAATCCGCATCAGAGCATCCAAGCGCCTCTGCTGTTTTAAACTCCCGGTACATGTTTTTGAATGCATCCGTTTTGCACCATGCGTTGATGTCCTTCAGCGCCACATTCTCCGCAGCCAGTTGAGCATTTTGGTCTGCCAGCATATTCCCGGTTTTTATGGCGGCATCCAGTGAAGCGCTGCAAATGCGAAACTCTTTAGCCAGCTTCAGGAACTTCTGCTCTCTGATCGACAGCTCGCCTGCGCTCTCCATGGAGGCGATGAGCTTGTTTACTGCCTGTAGTGTGATAGTCATGCTGATGTTCTCCCGTAAACAGCCAGTACCCGCTTCATCGCCGGGCTTTGCCGACACTCGTTGAAAATCTGATTGGTGCTCTTCCTGCCTGCAATCTCTTCTTCGGTGGCCAACCGGTAGTAAACCGTACGCCACACGCGAGCTTCCGCTACCAGCACCCCCTGCTTTGCCAGGATATTTGCAGCCTGGTTGATGCAGGTATGCGTCATTCCGGACGCTGCGGCGACATCTGGAGAACTGCAGGTTTTATGCGTTTTCAGGTAGTTCAAAATTGCGTCTTTTCCTGTCATCAAAATCCACCCCGCTTGGTTGGTTTTTGCTCTTTCTCGCGCCGGCGCTGACTGGCAGCTTCCTGATCGCAGTCATAAATCGCTCCGTGACGTTGCTCGCAATAGACAACACCAGTCTCACCATGCCGGTTAAGGCGCAGGAGGAGCTCTGTGTCGCTCTGGTTTGCGTTCTCGTCGTAGGCGCCCTCCCGGTATATGGCCAGCCAGTAATCGCAGTCCTGCTCTATCTGGCCTGTGTCGCGGGAGTCGCTCGGCAGCGGTCGCTTGTTGGTTCGCTTCTCCAGATCCCGGTTGAGCTGAGTCAGGAGAACGACGACGCAATCCAGCTCCTTAGCAAGAATCTTCAGGCCTTTGGTGATCAGCCCGTAAGCAAGGTCATTTCGCTCTGCCTTATCGGCAGTCATCAGCGTCAGGTAGTCAACAAGGATCATTCCGACCTTGCCGCGTTCGCGCTTGATGCGACGTGACTCAGCCATGACATGCGCCAGTGAAATACCCGGTGTGTCATCAATCAGGAGATTGTTGGTTTCAATAAGGGCGCCCATTACACCGGTGGCCTTTTGCAGATCGCTGTTCCAGTCCCCGCGATAGCCGTAGTCATCCTTAGTCATGTCCGGGTAAAACAGGTTTGGAGAGATCCTCCCCTTCTGCGCAGTGATTTTCTCCACCATCTGCCCTTCCGGCATTTCGAGGGAGAACATAAGGGCCGGCTCGTTCTCGACCGTCGCGCAGTTGATCCCCATCTGGGTGTAGAGCGTGGTTTTACCCATCTTCGGGCGTGCGCCTATAACAAACAGGCTGCCACGCACAATGCGCTTCACACCGAGAAGTTCATCCAGAGAGCGGATCCCGGTCGACAACCCGCGGGAACGGCCATCCGGCTTGAGCCTTTCGTCGAATTCTGCTGACCAGTCAGTAACAGCGTCATAGAACGTGCGAAGCCCAGTCCGTCGCCCTGTTTTTACGTGCTCGGTTATCTCAGTGAATAATCCCTGAATTGCGTCAAACTTCTGTTCTGCCGTCATGCCGTTGCGGGCATAAAGCAACTCGATCGCCTTCGTTGTTTTCTCGATGCCGTAGCGCTCCATAGCGGTCTCACGAACACGCATCGCATATGCCACGATGTTCGCCGCGCTTGGCGTGTTCTTCGACATTTCAGCCAGGTATGCAAAGCCACCAACGGTCTCTGTCAGCCCCTTGCTTTCCAGAGCATCAAACAGGGTCAGCAGATCGACAGGCTTATGGTCGCGGTACATCTGGCGCATTTCAGCAAAAATGACCTGATGAGGGCGCGCGTAGAACGATTCTGGCTTGAGAATCGAAAGCACCTTCTGAGTACGCTCACTGTTGTCATCGTCAAGCAGGAGCCCGCCCAGCACGCTCTGCTCTGCTTCAATGCTGTGCGGAGGGGTCATGAAATCAGAGGTCATCACAGGCCCCCTCGCGCGTTTTGGCGTAGACATCGACGTTCAGGAAGTATTCCAGCGACTTGCGGCGCCAGGTTTTCCCGGTGCGCTGATCAGGGCGATTCTCAAGCATCCAGCGGCAGTTACTGGCGATGTAGCTCAGGTAAGACTCCCAGTCGGCCAGGGTAAAGCTGTGGCCATCAAGCTGACGGGTAATTTTGTTGGCTTTCTGCCAGAA